TTTTCTCGGGTATGAAAGCACTATATGCCTCAAATGGCCGACATCATCGTGAAGAAAGCCGATGGCACTACGAACATCACGTTCACTGCCCTCACGCCGTCGTCGGGTGACAAAGTTCCTGCTCAGTGGCGCTCCGAAAGCGCCGGCGCTGCAGCTGGACTCCGCCCGACCTTCCAGATGGAATCGCAATGGAATGGTCCTCGGACCGCCCGTCGCGTGAACATCTCGGGACAGTATCCGTACACGCTGACGGATACGACGACCTCCTCGACCTCTGTCGTTGCGCGAATGCCGTTCCAATCCACCTTCACGATTCCGGTATCCATCCCGGACGTGACTGTGGCCGAGTTCGTTGCGCAGATCACCAACCTGGTAGCAAGCTCGCTTGCGCAAGCCTCGATCAAAATCGGCTACGCGCCGACTTGAACGTTGAACAACCAATAGGAGATCTTAGACATGTCAGCACTTCCCCAGCAATTGGAGAGTGTTATCTTTGCACTTTGCGAAGATACGAACACCCCGCGTTCCTTAGCCGTGAGGCTATTGGTGGAACACCGGGAGTATGGGCAGTTAGTCAACTTGACTGTTGACCCCTTGCACTATACCAACGGTCATCGATACTATCTGGACGTCGTAGTTACCGATTTTCTTCGGAAGATCAACATCGACATCAAGGGTATTGACAAAGTTGGTGAAGCTCGTAGGCTTTTCGAAGCCAGCGAGCACGCCTGCTACGCAACTAATGCCAGACTGAATCCTTACTTGGAAAATGGGCCCTTTGGGGACCCGTCTGAGTTACGTATATTCGAATCAATCGAACGTATGAAAAGATGGATTGGAAAGGTGTTAGGTGGGCTCCCTGAGGAGCTCGATCGCGTCAAGTTCGGGCCTGGTGCAACGTTCGAAGACATCGGCCGTCTCACGACGATACCCGATAAAATCTCAAATCGTCCGACAATGACTGAAGGCTGTGTTGACTTACTACCGCTTTGGTACAACACGGCGTGGGCGCAAGCCCACGTTCAGTCCAGTCCAGTCGACTCTTGGGTCCCTAAAGCTGTCCGCGGAAACCGTTTCACTACGGTTCCAAAGGACGCTACAAAGGATCGTGGCATTTGTATCGAACCTAGTCTCAATGTCTTCTACCAACTTGGTGTCGGGAAGTTCCTCCGGAAATCCCTTAAATCGGTTGGAATTGACTTGAAAGACGGGCAAGACGTCCATCGGCGGGTCGCCGAGGAAGCCTCACGCAAAGGCACGTATGCTACAGTCGATTTACGAAACGCAAGCGATACCATGTCCTACAACTTGATTAAACTCCTTCTACCCAGAGGGTGGTTTGATTTAGTAGACATGCTCCGTTCCCCCGCGACTCGTCGCTGGGACGGACAGTGGCATATCCTCCAAAAGTTCTCTTCAATGGGAAACGGTTTCACGTTTGAACTCGAGACGCTGGTCTTTACGGCCATCGCGCTCGAAGCGTGCTACCTGATGAATGTTCCTGCCACTCCTGGCGTGAACCTCTTCGTCTACGGAGACGATATAATTATGCCTGTGAAGGCACAAGTCACTGGGCTGGCTCTCTTGAAATTCCTCGGGTTCACTCCAAACGCGAGGAAAACATTTCCCTCGGCCCACAAGGCCGAGCACGGAATGTTTCGAGAAAGCTGCGGTGGGGATTTCTTTGACGGTCTGGCCGTGAGGCCTCATCACTTAGAGGAGATACCCAATGAACCCGCAGAATGGATCAGCTTGGCTAACGGAATTCGCCGATTGGGTCGTCAAGACCTTGATTGCGATTTTCGTTATAGTGTCTTTTGGCGCGCTTGGTTGCGCGCTTTGGATGCTATTCCAAGTCATATCCGCCGGCTTCGAGGCCCTAAAGATTTAGGTGACCTCGTTATTCACGACGTTCGAGAGTTTTGGCAGAGACGCCGGACTCCCGACCAGCGCACGTTCATCCGAACGTGGGCGCCTATTCATAAGGCGCTGCCGTTCCATCACTGGAAATGGCCTGTCGTGTACGCTTGCATGCTTTACGGAATTCCGGTCGATCCGCGCGTCGCCATGGCGCGCGGAGTTACCCCTCGGGGTGAGGTCGACGGATATCGAGTAAAGTGGACGTCCTACGCTGAGTAAGCGTTGTAGGGGTTCAGACTTGCTCTGATCCCTGGACATTTCCTGCAAGTGCAGGTGGACCCTTATTTCTCACGAAGTAAGGCTAGAGGGGGTTCCCCCTCAAAGCGGATGGGC